CACAATTCACCGTATGCACGGTGAACTGACTTTTTCACATTATCCGAGTGACAGCAGTCATTTATTATAAAGAGATTGTATTTCTACACAGAGGCGGTTGACCGGTACCCCTTACTCTAGCTTCACATATCAACGGAACCCTAGTGACCCAATAATAAATCCAAGTCCTATAAGCATGGGTCGTATCTTTTTCAACGGAGCCCAAACCATTTGTTGCCTTAAGTTAGCAATTGCCTTTCACACGCAAGCCATTCCGGACCGGGTATTTCACCGTTCCTCCTTGCGAGTCGAGCATCCTCGACCAAACAAAGTGTGTTGTTGCCTGTCTAGTTTAAATTTTGTTTTTTATGTGACTACCATGTATACGGCAAACTATCTGCCCGTTATAGTAGTCGTCTGACTCTAATACTCTATGATTAAATTGTTCTCTAGCTTCTATGTAACTGCAAGCAGCCTTTGATGTACAATAAAATAATATTTCTCTTGTGAAGTTGTCTGAGCCTAGCTCTGAAATGTCTTTGTTAAGTTGATCGTTGCTTCCATAGTATAGTTGCCAGTCTGAGTCAATTTTGCTTTTGATTCGTTTGCGTTTTTTGTTGCCATTCTTTAATTTTACTACTTTGTATGATGTTTTACTAAACTTTGCTAATTTTTTACCAATATATTTCCTGCCAGACAGTTTATTTGTAATGAGATAAACAAATCCAACGCAGTCTTCGGGTAGTGTTTCAATTTGTTGTTGTTCGTAAAGCCATACCATGGACTAGTAGTTATCATCCTACTGTTAATCCCTGGATTTTTTCATGCTTGCTTATTAATAAATCGTCAGTACACCCTGTACATCGTTGTTGTTTACAAGTAGTAGGCGCAGTTAATGGCGCCCATTTGGTTTTTAAATTACCTAAATAATCGTTACGACATTGCCCAGACCACACATCAAAATTTTTGTCTATGTCAAGACGACGAAACCCTACCTCACAACTCCAACCTTCCCACGTATCCAGGTGATTATTGTGCATCCAATTTGCACCAACGCGATACTGTTCACCTGTAGACAAGGTTATTTCACAATTATAATATTGTTGATCTTCAAACTTCAAGATTTAATGCCCCCTTCAAAATTTAATTTTCCAAAAAATATTGGTTGTTCACGAGTTTTGTATTTGTAGTCAATTTCGTTTACAGTATAACTGATATTGTTATCGTCTAATAACTTAGTGTATAGAGGTATGCGATCTTGATTCCAATACTCGTTCATAATAGCTACTTGTATAAATTTACTGGCGGGCAGATTCTTGGACAGATCTAACATCATATTAAAAAACTTTTGTTCGTCTATGTGTTCGGTATGCACACTAAATGCAATATTGTCAACAGCTTCGATCATTTTTTGGTAATAACGAGTTGATGCACTGCCGTTTGTAGTAACTAAAATTTTAAATAAATGTTCTGAATAATTAGCTCTCAACCAAGTTACAAACGGCAAAAAGTTTTTGTTGGCTGTAAGTTCTCCGCCAGTAAACGCTATTTTATAAGGTAACTTTAAATTTTTTGTTTTGTCAAAAATACTGAGCCAAGCTTCTTGTAGTTCTTCTAAACTTTTAAAATTGCTGGTATTATCGTGCCATTCTGGACTGCAATACATACAATCATAATTACATCGAATATCAATTTGCCAGTTTAAACTGAAATATTCTTCAGTTGGTTTAATATTAATGATTTTCATGCATTCTCCTGACATAACGAAATCTCTCGTTGCCACTGGTCCTGAAATACTGTTTTATTTTTATTAGTAGAACAAGCACTTACACATACCGGATTTGGTGAGTCTGATTTCCAAGTTAACTTTACCGTTTTTAAATCATCCTTAACAAAATCTTTCTGGGTCGACCCTACCCAGCAACAAGGACTTATTCGACCTTGTGCATCAATAAACATACTTTTTTCTTCAAGCACATGGCACTTGATTGGTCCTTGTTTAATTGCGGGCTCTTGCCAGCCTATTGGAAATTCCAAACGATCGGTAAATCCACGTTTGCTGACTTTGGCACGGAACCATTTAAATCCCATGTCTCGAGCCAACTGTTCACAGGCTTCAACCTGATGTTGATTGTATTTATAAACCAACATGTCCCAGTGGGCCGAGCCACCTGCGGCAATAAATGCCTCGGCATTGCTCATTAATTTTTTCCAATCAACATTTTTTCGATATATTGCATTGGTATCTTCGAGCCCGTCAATACTGAACACACAAAAATCATTAGGTTTATTAAACAATTTTCCTAGTGCATGCCAAAAGAAAGTGCTTTGAACAGCACCATTGGTATTCATACCCAATACTATATCGGGATTGATCTTTCGGAAATAATTGTAAATGTCCATGGTGTAGTAACCGGCTGCCGGATCACCATAGTTGCCGCACATGAACATTTTTTCTAATTTAGAAATCACACGGTCTGAAAAATGTTGTTGTATGTGCTCTATTCTAAGATGATGCTTTAAACTTTTATTAAAGTTTGTGTCGGTTTCTCTGGCGCACATAGGACATGCTGCCTGGCAAACATCTGTGGGTTCAATATGGAGGACTCGAATTCTACGCAATTTCTACATCCGTGTTATAGCTGGTAAACCCGCCCTCTTTAACAACCTTAAGGATATTTTCAACTCGACCCGCAAGCTCATCTCTGTGACTTACCAGCCAAATTGATTTTTGCCTTTCTCGACTCATTTGTTTTAACAAAGCTAATGCATTCTCAACGCCCTGTGTGTCTAAGCCGTTGTCAATCATTTCGTCTATAAACAACAAATTAATGGGTTGATACAATGATTCAAACACATCACGGAAGGCCCACGACATACTTAGGATTAGTCGATTGCGCTCACCTCTAGACAAGTTATCAAAGTCTAACTCTCTGCCCAGCTCTTCGATGCTAACAGTTAAGTCATTTTGGAATACCACTGTGTGTGGCAATCCCACGCGATCTAAGTAGTGTGTTAGTCTAGCGTTGAGGTAGCTAAGATTTTGCTCAATAATCTTTTTACGGATAAACGAGTCTTTGCTTGTGAGTAATTTGAGCAAGAACTCCTGGTGTTCTTGTAAGCGAGTAAGTTCGTTAAGTGTGTCATATAACACCTCCTGTAAGGCTTGCTGTTGCATTTCTGTAATCTGTTCCGTATACGGATCTGTTTCTGCTTGTTTAGAAACAATTTGTTGTTCTAAATTAGTTAGAGTAGCCTGATGTTGAATAGCATCACTTTCTTTATCGTAAAACATCTTAGGTGGCTTACCTAACGTGCCCAAGGACGTGTAGGTAGTCTCCAGTTCTGATAAGAGATTGCTATAAGTTGCGCCGCCCTCTCTCGCCGAGACCAAATCAGCCTGCTTCGCTTCCATAACCTGTTCGTGCTTACTATCGTGGAAGGGCTGACCACACGTATGACACTCATGGTTAGCGAGCGTTTCAATTTCTTTTGATAGTTTGGTTGCCAGCTTTTCCTCCCTGCTGATATCCAGTTTGACTCGTGAGATCTGACCTGATAGTTCGTTGATATCCTTGCGCTTTTGATCCCATTCCTTATGATCTTTGTGCGCTTGGATCTCCACTTCAATTTGTATATTCTGTAACGCCGCAAGGGCTTTCTCAAGTTCTTTGATATCGTCGCCATGTTTAGTTGTCCATAATGTTTGTCTACGCTGTAAAGATTCAATCTGTTCTTCAATGCGTTTATTGGCTTCTTGAACAGCACGGATACGGAATTCTTCTTGCTGTATCGCGTCTTTGGTTTCTTTATTAAGCTCTTTGATGCGGTCAGCCCGTTCACTTAACTGTGTAATACCTAATAACTGTTCAATAATTGTGCGCTGGTCGTTAGCTTTAAGACTCAAGAATGGTTCTGTATAAGTGTTAAGAGCTAGAATATGTTTGAACATATCGTGGCTAAGGCCTAGCATTTGTTCTATAGCATCTTGGGTTTCTCTCGAATCACCTTGGGCATTGTCTGTAGCCGCTTGTTCTTCGTCATTAACAAAGAATCTAAGTAGGTTAGGCTTACGTCCACGCTCGATTTTAAAATTCTTGCCACCGACGCTAAAATCAAGACTGACCAACATATTCTTGCCATTGGTCTTGTTGACTAGGTTATCTTTACGGATGTTGCTTAATGCTGTGCCATATAAGGCATAGCTTAGAGCGTTAATGATTGTAGTTTTACCGGTACCGTTACGACTGCCGTCACCACCAAGATCTAAGTTTTCTCCTAGCACCAACGTAAGGTCGTTGCGATCAAAATCAATTCCTTGAGTGCCGTTACCAACACTCATAAAATTCTTTACAGTTAGATTTTTTATATGGATCATAAGTTTTGCAGGTTGTATAAATCTTTAAATTCAGGAAAAACATTAGTAAATGACTCGTTGCGATGAGTATCTAATAAATGAGTTTTTTGTACAAAGTCAGTTAAAGTGTGTGTGTAATCGTTGTTTGTCATAAATGATAACACATCTTGCCACTGTTTTACTATTTTAATTTCGTCTAACTTATCTATATGTTTTAAAATAATATTTCTTAATCGTTTTTTGTGATGCCCGGGTAATGCAGCTGGACTTAGATAGTGTGGAGTGATTAATACATTTAGCTGTAACTCGCTAGCATTGAATAATTTTTCATTGAGCCATTTGGTTTGTAGTTTGATTAAATTTTCAATTGTTAAAAAACTAACAGTGGATATAATTTTTAAATTCACATTAGGTGCACATTTTTTAATAGTAAGAATATTTTCAACAATGTCTGCCCATATTGTACCATGACGTACATACTCCGCGACCGTGTCGCTAGCATCAATACTAGCGTTAACAGTCACATTGCTAAATTGATTCCAATAATCAATAACATTAATATTTTTATAAGTCAATTTACTTAAATTTGTATTGTAGACAAGATACAAGTCAGTATGCTTGATATCAATTAGTTTGTCTAATATCCGATAGTGCTCTTCGGTCATTAATGGCTCGCCACCAGCAAAATATATTTTTTCTACTTTGTTTGTTATGTACGGAGCAATCAAATCAAATTGATTACTTTTTTCACTTGACAATGTTGATGTAAGTAAATTTTGTTCATGCCCTAATTTGGCATCTTTGCCATATATTTTAATAGTTTCTTGTTGTATAGCACTACTAAAATATTCACTACACATTCGGCATTTAAAATTACAAATGTTGTTTATTCTAATATCTAAACTGGTGATATTGATCGTTTGTTCTTCTGGGTTGCAATTAACTCTTGGACTAGTCATATTGTTATCTTCTTTTATATAACAATGCTGGCATGCAACAGGGCGATAGCCTTGTGTCATCCAGGCCCTGTGTTGATTAGCCGGCTCAGAATGAATGATATCGTCGATACTGTTGGTGTTAATATTACCCAAAGGAAATCTATGATCGGCCAGACAGCAAGGATTAATGTTGCTGTCAGTACCAATATACAAGTGGTCCCATAATTTTTTACAAGCAGTATTGCTGTATTTGATCACTTCTTTTTTATAGTCGCCGTTGATTATTGAAAAATTAATTGGTGCAAGATCGACAGAATAAAATTTAGTTATAAAATCAATTTCAGTTTTAACATCAGGGTTGGGTGTGATTAATAAAATAAAACAGTTTGAAATATCAACTGAATTAATTATTTTTTGTATTTCAATTAATTTTGTTCCAGAGCAATCAATATAAGGATAGGTGTCGGGCACATCCTGCTCAACAATTATTCTATCATTAGGATCAAACGAATCTTTCCTTGCTGATCTAAATTTTTTCTCAATTGTTGCCAGGGATTCCGAAAACAAAATAGTATCAATAACATTAATCATAGATTTTGATATATTTTTAACAATAACTTAGGATCGTAAAATTCACTTTCGATATTAGTCAATTGATCTGTAACAATCTGATCCACACTTTCAAACTTAACTTCTCCTGGAGCCATGTCAATGTCAATATCGGTACGCTTACTAGGTATTAAAGCCATTTCACGCAGATTGTGGTCGCGAACAAAAGTATCTTTGATAAAATTAGCCTCTTCGTAACTAATGTCAATATCTAGTTCTACACGCACATGCATGTTAGGTTTTAGAATATTTTTGCCATTATCAATAGCCTCGCTTAATTTCATTACACGATACAGGGGTTGCCCGGGCCACGCAAAGTATTGATCTTCACCGCCCCACTCTTTGATCATCATGCCACGCTGGTCATCACCAGCATCAGCAAAATTATGTGGAAAACAGTTACCGATATAATTGATATTATTTTTATGTTGCCGCAGATGGAAATGTCCCGAGTATACACTTTCGACACCCTTAAAGTTTTCTACCTTGAGCTCACCGTGATCTGGCATCTCTACCATGGCATTCATTTTAAAATGTGGCAGTTCAAAATGCCCAAACATATACTTTGCACTCATCTTTGCCAGTTTTTTATGATCATCACCGACTAGCCAAGGTGCAATAATTACATCTCCGTCTTTGAAAAAGTCATTGACTATCTGGATATTAGGAATGTGTTTGGCCCATTCTGTACTATAGATATCTCGTTTGTCACGATAGTATAGGTCGTGGTTGCCTGGAATAAAGTAAAAGCGATCAAATGCTTGGGATAGTTTTTCCAAACTACGCAAACTATACTGTAATGTTTGCATATTAATAGCCGCACGTTGATGCGACCAATCACCTAGGAACATGCCCGTTTCGCACCCATTTGCTTTGGCCGTTTTGATAAACCAATCAATGAAATCACTACAGTCTTGATTGTGCGTCAGACTGTTTGATTTAAGACCAAAATGTATGTCTGTGCAGACAGCTACTTTTTTAAATAGATTCATATTTTGTAAAGTAATTCCTTTAGGTTTATACTGTTAGTTGGAAATATGTCAAGCCCATGGCATTGTATTTCAAATCCTGAATTGCGTAATTGCCATTGTACCCAACTCTGGCTGGGCAGCGGCAAATAGCTATTGGCCCAACCAAACTCAACATCTTGAATTGTTGAGTTGACTATCTGATTACATAATAAATCTTGCCCGCAATTTATTTGTTTTTTTAACATTTCTAGATGATACGGAATAAGTTGATCTATATCCTTTTTAAAATCTAAATTTAAAAATTTTTGTAAATGTTGCATAGTGGGTTTAAAATTATGCAATAAATCTTCTATAAAAACAGTCAAACAGTTAGGGTGTTGCCATTGAGCTGGGTGAAACCACTCGATTTGAGCATGCCACGACGGCATAAAATTTAAACTTAAAAATTCTCTTTTTATCCAGTAAGGTATATCATTAAATAGAATGTCTCTTGACACTGGCCAATTTTGATATACCGTATCTTCAAAAAATTTAAGAATATCTTTCTTAGGAGCGGACTCAGTAATACCAGGACCTGGACAATGATACCATTCTTTAAAGGCCTTGTCAAACGCATTATTAATATTAAGTAACACAGAATTTTGATCTGGGTAAAGATAAATCATTCTGTCAACGGTTGAGAGAATAATTTCTAAATTATTACTAATATTCTCTTCCTTTTTATTTTTTGGGTGTAACCGAACAAACTTAGCCGGATTATTAGTATCTATATACTTGCTCCATCCTTCCATTCCTGTTACAAAAGTGCCTTTGTAATTATGGCTAGAACCCTCTTCGGTTAATGGCGAAACAATATCAATATCAGTTGTTAGTGTAGAAAGGCTCCATTCAAGATAGGTACCATACGCACCAGCATTATAAATTATAGGTATTGTTTTTTCTATAGTCATAGAGTATTAGTATACATAACAATTTGGAAAAATGCAAGCCAACTGGTTAGATTAGATGTTGATTAGTTAACTTGGTTACGCCGGGCCAAAGATCGCTAAACGGAATACTGCTCCATTGATCATACCATTTAATTTGTTTTTGAAAATCTGCCAACCCAATTGTCTGCCCACTGCCCTGCTCTAAGTGTTTAGATATCTGATTGGCACCCTGAAAAGGATACAGGTCTCGGTCTTCTGGATGCAAAGAATCACGATGATAGATAATAACTTGATCCAGTACTTGTTTGGCCATCAACCTAATAGGTAACGGCATGAAAGAAACGTTTATAGGATTATGGCCCTCAACCGGCAGTAAATTAAATTTTTGTATGCCTAGCGATCTAAATACTTTTATAATGTCTAACAAATTAAATGCATTGAATATGCTATAAACTATGTTTGACGTAATACTATCTGGCCAGTGTTGTCCTAAAAATTTAATATTTTCTTCAAACTGATCCCAATTGGCACCTTGTCGCACGTAATCAAACTGTTGATGTATGTTTTCTCCACTAATATTCCACAGAACCTTATCGGCTGGCCGTTTTAATAAATCAGGCAGGCACGGCAAATTTTTTAAATCATAACTTAAATTAGTAATAATGCTGACCTGGCAATCTAACGGCAACACCTTTAACAATTTATAATTTTGTTTCATTAACATAGGCTCACCACCAATTAATGAAATTTCTTTTATATGTGAAGCCCTATCTAATATCCATTCCAATAGTGCGTCCTGGTATGGTTTAACTGGCTTTAAATTATTTTGGGGTAATTTTTCATTCCATGTGCTACTAAAATGTGGGCCGCAATACATACAAGACAAATTACAAGTATTATTCCACCGTAAGTCTAGATATCTTAACAACAGTTGGGATGGATTAAAATCTGGATAGAATCTATTATAGTGATTGCGAAGCGTTGCATAGCCATCATTTTTCTCTCGTTCCACACAGTTAGCACAGTTCTCTAAATCTGGATTACCATTTAACATCTGAGCTTGAATTCTTTTCAATGCCGGCGAATCCTCAATAGATTCGACGCTGTCTACATTTAAATTGGCCAATGGAGTTTTTCCAACACAACAGGTGCGAACTCCGCCATGCTCACGAACAGTTAACCCGTTCCACGGGGCGGTGCAGTAGACTGTTTGAGTCATTAATTTTCTTCTTTATTGTATTCGGCAATGTCAATATTTGTAACCACCGCACCATAGTTGGGATTCTTTTTACCAGCGTTCTGACGAGTCCATGATGGATTAAGTCCGGCCTGCTCCAACATGTCATCACGAATATTTTGATTTTTCTTTTCAAGATTTAAAATACGAGTAAAACTATTAGTGATAGCGGCAGTGTAATAAGCAAATGGATTTTGACTTTTTGATTCATCAAACTGTAGGCCAATTTGACTGAGCTGTAATAGAGCTTGACCACGCATTTCCTCATTGTACGTATAGCCACGCCAGTTTGATCTAGTAGCATAACGTTCGCACAGTTTCATATACATGGTGGCTAAGGTGCGTGTAGCATTGCCGTGATCTTTACTAAACTCGCCCGACTCAAAATCACCACGCCAGTGACTCTTGCCCACTTGAAACGGCTCTTTATTCTCATCTAATCTGTAGTGATAAAATGGAGGAAAGTTTAATCTAACATGTTTAGGATCTAAAATTGGAATGTCAATTAATTCAGCCAACGGATCGTCATCTTCGGGCAAGTCCAGTTCAAAAATATCTTCAATTTTTTTCTTTTTTGTTGCTGATTTAGGTACTTTTTTAGGTGCCATTGGTATGTGATCCCAACAGGTAATACGGAACACTAAGTCAGTATTCGGAATCTTTTTTGGGTCAACAATAACACCTTCGCGTTTAAAACGATCTGCACGATTGCGGCGTGCTTCTGCTATTGTACGTTGATTAATTTTAGCTAAAGTAGGCAAAATAATGTCATATTGATGATCATTTACTGGATCTGTATATGTGCAATATGTATTTTTGCTTAGGTGTATTTGCTTCAGGATATCTCTGTTGTTGAGATAATTGGTTTTTGCTGGTGTTCTTGGCAAG